TAGGTCAACCTATGGGAGCCCTCTCTTCATGAGCTATGCTAAACTTGACTCATCATATGATGATTCAGTTTATTGCTCAATCTTTAGGGAAAATCCCTATAGGAATTTGATATGATCAGTATATCATCCTTGGTGATGATTTAGTATTATTTGACAAAGATATAGCTAACCGCTACCAATCGTTCTGTGAACAAATTGGAGTTGGTATAAACTTATCTAAGTCTATAATATCTGAAACAAAACCTGTTTTAGAATTTGCTAAACGTACTTCTCTTTTTGGAGAAGATGTATCTGCTTTATCTTTTAAAGAATTATTATCATCTGATAATTTCTTTGGAAGATTAGCCGTTACTACTCGTTTAATAAATAATAAATGAGGAAAAGATTTGTGAAAACTACTTATTATAGGGAATAGACGGTCTACTGATAAAACAGTAGATCGGATATATCCTTTAGTAGGATTTGCAACTCAATTGTTTCAAACTAATACCATTAAAATGGAGGATGTACTGTCGATCATTACTGATCGGGACAAACCTTTAAGTTTCTTCGGTCGAAATATCAACTGAATGAAACCGGGTTTAATCTCGAAAGTAGTAAAAAATTATCTTAAAACAGGGAAATGGGATTTAACTCCTATTCCCAAAAAAGATAGATTTTTCGCATCAACTAATATATTGACATTTAAACTTATCTTGATTAATAGAATTCAAAATTCTATAAAGCAGGTGTTTAAATTAAATCAAATAGCTAATCGAATATCTATCCTAGATAAGATTATTACATCAGATGATCTGGAATCTTTTTACCAATCTATGACTAATAAAGGTCATTCTTTAGAATTAGAGAAACCTATTACAGAACGATCGTATTGATTGAGTCCTGAATTTTTAAAATTTAAAAATCAGTTCATTTCAATACACGTTTTTTCTAATATTTTCTTTAATAATAAGAATGGCACTTATCCTGATCTTAATATGTTAAGATTAGGATTAGACATCGATGATACATATGATACTCATAGAAGATTATGATCTGCTAAGTATAATTTAATATACTTATCAGAATTTGAACAAGATAGGACTAAATTCCTTAAATCTAAAAAGTTTTTAGATTTAGAATTAGATCTTTTCTTGAAACATCATAATGAACTTCTGACGGAGCTAACGAACTTGGAATTCCATTGTATAAAACCTGATATAAATAAAGAGAGATTAGATAATCCTCTTAAAATATTAGATTTTATCAAGGAGATTCACAACCCAATATTCTCAAATAATTTTGAGTTTGTTAAGTTTGAGAATCAATTCTTTGATTCGGAGGCTTTCAACGAAATCACGAGAGGTTTTAAACCTATCTTTGACTTTGCAAAAAAACCTGGAATCAAGATTACTATTAAATAGTACCTTGTCTATGGAGATAATATAATTAGTAATAATTATAGGATTTTTTTTTTTAGATAAAAAGGGTCTGGAGAAAGTATTATTAAATTAATACGGATGCCAGGTTACCCTTAGAG